GACGGCAGACCCAGAAGCTGCTGAAAAATTAAAACGTGTGATGTGTACAGCGCCAGCGTGGGCAGATGGCCTGCCCTTGAACGCTGAAGTAGAAACTATGAAAAGGTATGGCAAATGAACTTTCTTGATTTTTTAATTTCTTTGGCCCCTGAAGGTGAGACCGCGCTGATCGTGCGTCAAAAACCCATCGGCAAAGAACTGCAATTCCACGCAGATGGCGCCATTAAATGCACGTGGCCGGCCATGCTACCAACGGCCAAGATCAAACCCGACTGGGCAATCTACGGCAACACGGCCAGCTTTATCGTCGACCGCTTCAAAGATGGCCATGTGAGCGCCAGCGCGGTTAATTGTGAGTATGTGCTTGTGATGGTGCTGGACGATGTGGGCACGAAGGCGGCCATCCCGCCACTTGAGCCGACATGGAAAATCGAGACGTCCGAGGGGTCATTCCAGTGGGGTTACGCCTTCTCAGAGCAACCCACCAAAGCCGACTTTAGCGCGGCCATCAAAGCGATTGCCGATGCTGGTTACACCGACAAGGGCGCAATCAACGCCGTGCGCAATTTCCGCTTGCCTGGCTCGATCAACTTGAAGCCCGACCGCAACAACTTTGCCGCCAAGCTGGTGGAGTTTTACCCATCGCGTGACTTCACCCTTGACCAGATTTGCGCCGCTTTGAATGTTACGCCCGCGCCTGCTGATTCTGTGGGGTTTAAACCTATCCGCTTGTCAGACGATGGCGCCGATGATGTGATGGCGTGGTTGTCGGGTCAGGGCTTGCTACTGTCTAAACCTAATCAAGAAGGATGGGCTGGCGTGATCTGCCCCAACTCAGCCGAGCATACCGACGGCAACCCTGAAGGCCGTTACATGCCCGCCAATCGCGCTTACTGCTGCCTGCACAGCCATTGCGTTGACTTTGGCTCTAGCGCGTTTCTTGAGTGGGTGTCAGACAATGGCGGCCCCAAGCACGCCCCTGGCTTACGTGATGAGCTACTGACCTTGGCCATGGATCAGGCGCTGTCTAAAATCAAGCCAACCGAGGCATTCCCCGACGCGGCGGCGGCCATCATCGCCGAGGTCGAGCGCAAAGAACTGGGCCGCGTTCAAAAGGCGCAGTGGTATGAGCGCTTCGCTTACATTCAAGACGACGAATCGTATTTTGATATGCAAGACCGCCGCGAGATTTCCCGCAGCACTTTTAATGCTCTGTTTCGGCATATATCTTGCAATTCAATCCATGGCAAGCGCCCCAAGATTGAGGCGTCGGTTTGTTTTGATGAGAACCGTCAGGAATGCGGCGCCAAAGCGCTTGTGGGCATAACGTATGCCGCCGGTGAGTCGGTCATTGTGGCCCGTGATGGTGACCTCTACGGCAACCGCTGGCGCGACGCGCGTCCTTTAGTGGCCGCCGGTGACATCACCCCATGGATGGATCATTGCAAAACCCTTGTGCCTGATCAGCGCGAGCTTGACCACATCTTGAATGTGATGGCCTTTAAACTGCAACACCCCAACATCAAAATTAATCACGCTGTGCTCCATGGCGGCGACCAAGGCTCAGGCAAGGACACCATGTGGGCGCCGTTCATTTGGGCCGTGTGTGGCCCCCACCTTAAGAACCGTGGGCTGCTGGACAATGACACCATGTCGTCGCAGTTTGGTTATGCCCTTGAATCTGAGATACTTATACTTAATGAGCTAAAAGAACCCGACGCCAAAGAACGCCGCGCGCTGGCCAATAAGTTAAAACCCATCATCGCCGCGCCCCCTGAGATGCTGACCGTTAACCGTAAAGGCTTGCACCCCTACCAGATGGCCAACCGCGTGTTCGTGCTGGCGTTCTCTAATGATCCCGTGCCAATTAGTTTAGATTCCCAAGACCGCCGGTGGATGTGCATCTGGTCGCATGCACCCCGTATGACCGCTGACGCGGCCGCCCGCATGTGGGCATGGTACAAAGCCGGCGGGTTTGCGGCCGTGGGCGCTTGGCTGCAAGCGCGGGACGTTTCGGCCTTTAACCCTGGCGCCGCCCCCATGATGACCGAGTTTAAATTGAACCTTGTCGAGCACGGTATGAGCATGGCCGAATCTTATTTGGTGGAACTGATGCGCAACCGCCTGGGCGAATTTTCTAAAGGCGTGGTGGCGTCCCCCTTCCACGCGCTTTGCGACCGTGTGGCTGGCGCTGCGCCCGCTGGCGTGAAGGTTCCCCAGCCGGCCCTACTGCACGCGCTTAAGGAAGCCGGCTGGGTGGATCTTGGGCGCGTGGCGTCCGGTGACTTCCAAAGCAAAAAACATATGTTCTGCGCCCCTGATATGGCCGGCCGGCCTAAGTCAGAGCTGCGCCGCATGGTCGAGGATATACCGGCGCCGCTGGCCGTGCGCTTGGTGAAATGACATAAAAAAAAGCCCCTATTGCTAGGGGCTTTAAACTTCTAAAGGTCAAGAAGAATGGCAATCAACGCCGCCAGTATAAGCGAAAATATTAAAATCATCGCATCATCGCCTCCATGGCGCCGCGATTGATCAACCGGCGCGCCTCCGGCCCTTCAGCAATGGCCATCTTATATTCGTGCTCTGACACTTTCCCCAGCTCATGCCGATAACCCAGGTCAACGTAATAGTGGTCGGCATAAGTGAGCGGCGCCCATGGCGCGATGATCTCGCGCATCAGTGGGTGTAGATTATCCTTCACTCTCATATAGATCCTCTCCGGTGTATATGGCCGCTGGGGCCGTGTTTAAATTATCATAAAAGCCCGTGAGCGTATTTTCGCCGCCGTAGGGCGCGCCCTTACCCTGGTGACCCCGGCCGCTGTTTAACGCGTAATAACGCGTCACATAATCGGCCGTGCTCATACCGTCCCAGTAGTTCGGAAAATAGCGCCGCTCCGGCCCTTTACTTTTGACAATCTTATGCTTACCGGTGCATTTGGCGTGCTCATTCATTACCGCGCCGGCGTGGTCGTCGTTGACAATATAAATTGTCCGGCCTAGTTTCATTTTTAACATGTGGCCACCTTGTCTAGCGCGTCGCGTGCGCGATCCAATGCAATAGCCAAATTTTCAACCCGTGCATTGTCCGGTAGATCCGGCGCCACCAGGTCGACGTAAAAAACAAGCGCATGCAGCGCGTCAATTAGATTTTGATACATACTTTACCCCCGGTTATAGCGCGCACCAGCGCGCGCCCCTATGCGGCCACCAGGGCCGCATAAGGTCGCGTGCTAGATTGTGCAACACCCGCAGCACGGCGCGTCGATACACCGACCGCGCGGGTTACGGTGAAATACGGTGGCACCGTTTTCACCGTAAAAGATAACGCGAGAGTCGCCGGGTTCCTCGAGCCATGCGCGGCGCGTTATTGTGTCGAATTTAATATCATCGCCGGGGTTTATCCGGGCGCCGCTCCGGCTACAGTGGCCGGGGTATTTGGCGCGCATGCTTTTAATGGTCATTTGGTGCCTTATCAAAAAATGTAAACATATCGCACGCGCTGCAATACGCGCGCCACTGGCCGCGCTTTGGCGGGTTATCTACTGGCGCCGGCTGGCCAGCCAGTGGCCGGCTGCAATTAAAACAAGGCACCGGCTGGCCGGGCGCGATAATCGGGAATAATTTATTCATTGTGTGACCCCCAGCATGCGCGCGCATGCGCCCTCATATATGGCGCGCGCGTTTTCATTTAAATTTTCCACCGATAGTAGCGGCGACGGCCGGTAATACGTGGCCATGCGTGAAAGCCGCGCGTATTCGCGCGACCATTGGCCACCGTGACAATGGGAAAGCGCCAAATAATAGGCGTCGCAAATATCAAAACGGTCAAAATACATTTTGTGCCCCTTATGCTGCTAAGCGAAGATTAATTGTGCGATGACGTGAGCCATGCGCTGGGAAACCTACAATGGCCGCGCGCTGGCGCTGGCACAATTGGCACGTCGCGCAGCTTACGTCGTCGCGCTGGGTCGCTGGGCAAATGACCACCGGCCGGCCGGCTGGCGTTTTTAAGTTTTCGTTTTGCGTTGACGGTAGGACCACCACCACCGGGCCGGCGTTTTGATCGGCCAAATAATCGGCGTCATTTAAATCATTGGCCGATAGGTTTACAGTGAAACCCCAATTATTGGCATGCCGGATCCAATTGATCGAATCGGCGTCGCGGTGGTGCGAATACGTAAACCCGCGCTTATCCTTATTGGCCGCGACAAGTTCACCCAGCTTCACGGCGTCAATTGTGCCGTTTTGCTGGGGTAGGTCCCCAGCTTGGTTATGGCGCCAAATTTGATTGTCGGGTAAGCGCGCGATTGTGCTGCAAAACTCTTCCCAGCTTGTCCCGCGCGTTTTCATTGATACGGCGGCCCAATGAAGCGCCAGCGGGCCACTGGCTGCATAGCATTCGTTTTTCATGCTGCAATCGGCCGGGCACGAATCGCGCTCAGTAGTTGAAACCGGTATTGGGCCGGTTTTGACGTTCGCGCTTTTGAGTGTCAAATGTACTTGCATGTTATTTTACCAGTACATCAAAATAAGCCAGCGCGCCAGCTGCTAAAAATAGGCCGATAACGACGGCCGCCAAAATATCTAAAAATAATGCTTTTTTCATGTTGTTTTGCCTTTAGTTGAAAATTAGCGCGAACCGCGCAAAATTAAGTAAACCGAATAAACGACTAGGCCCGCGAACGAAACCAAAATTATCAACGATACAATGTTTTCAAATGTCATTTTGTGCCTTTAGAGTAGATTAAGAGCACTGGTTTTCTAAGCCAGTGTAACTATTGTAAGGGATTGTTTTACACTGTCAACAAATATTTTCACGTTATGCACAATTTGCATAATTGGGTCATTTGGGTCATTGATTGGCCATGGTATTTAAAAGAATGACCTAAGCGCTAGCGCCCGCCAATACTGGGAATCTATATGCTTTGGGTCATTTGGGTCATTGATTCTGATTAAGAAAATAAAAGATTTTGATATAAGGGTATACCCTTAGTAGGACTGTAACGGCACGTTGACAACTCTACCGGCGCCAATTTTAAAACGATGACCCAATGACCCAAATGACCCAAAGAACCAAAGCCCCTTGTTCTTTTATGCTGAACGCTTTGGGTCATTTGGGTCAACCAAAAACACATGACCCAAATGACCCAAAGCATGGCCATGCTGGCGCCAGCTTGCAATTTAAAACAGTGACCCAAATGACCCAACTGACCTAAGGGCTGGCGGCCAAAAGCCATTTTGTTTTGATGGGGGCGGGTAGGGCCGGCGGCTAAGGGCCTGCGAAAACGTACGGGCCACAAACAATTTTTTTATTGCCACCAGCTAACCAGCCAACTGTTTTTAAATTTTTTTTATTTGTTGTAAACTGCAAGCACACACTTTAAAGCTAAGTGCAGGGGGGCTTATGTTCTATTCAATACCATTCACACCGCGCAAGGTGCAAGCGACAGAGTCGCGCTTGAAGGCGGTGTACGACGCTGCCAAACTTGGCCTCAAAGGCGACACGCTGGCTTTGGCCGCCGGCATGTTGCCCACAGAATACCGACAACTCACGCAACTTGACCCCGTCGTTGAGATGGCTGCGCAAAAAGGCAAAGCAGACGGTGAGATTGAACTCTCCCGCGTTATGCACCAAGCCGCTTTGCAGGGCGACGCTAAGATGGCGCTAGAGGTCTTGAAGCATCAGCACGGCTGGGTGGCCAAACAGGCCATATCTGTCGAGGTGGATCAGCGCATATCTATTACAGGCGCGCTGGCCGAGGCAACCAAGCGAGCCATCACGGTAGAAGATGCCAACATAATAGAAACCCCTACGCATGCAATCGACCATATACAGCGCTGAAGACGAACAGGAACTCATGGCGCGTCTATGGGCGCCAGCAATCAAAGACAACCCACTGGCGTTTGTCATGTTTGCGTTTCCTTGGGGTCAGGTAGGCACGCCGTTGGAACACTTCACTGGCCCACGCAAGTGGCAGCGTGAGGTCTTGCAGCAGATCACCGACCACATCAAACAGAACAACGGCAAATTAGATTACGACACGCTGAGAAGCGCCGTCAGTAGCGGACGCGGTATTGGTAAGTCGGCGCTAGTCTCATGGATCACCATCTGGATGTTGTCCACGCGGATTGGCTCCACGACCATCATCTCGGCTAACAGTGAGTCTCAGTTGCGCAGTGTCACTTGGGCCGAGATAACCAAGTGGCTAGCGATGGCGCTTAACAGCCACTGGTTTGAAGTCTCAGCCACCCGCCTGATGCCGGCTAAGTGGCTCACGGAACTGGTTGAGCGTGATCTTAAAAAAGGCACACGCTACTGGGGCGTTGAAGGCAGGCTCTGGTCAGCGGAGAACCCTGACGCGTACGCTGGAGTGCACAACTTTGACGGTGTGCTGGTGGTGTTTGATGAGGCCAGCGGTATTGACGACAGCATCTGGGCGGTGACCAGTGGATTCTTTACAGAGAACACGCCTAACAGGTTCTGGATGGCGTTCAGCAACCCACGGCGCAACACTGGGTACTTCTACGAGGCGTTTAAC